TTCTGCTCAGACAAGAGTGAGTCGCTATATTTGTCATTAAATTTTTTAACAAATGTGTCGTAGGTCAATTTGTCTAATGGAATCATTTCTTTTTTTTGTTCTACTTGGTCGCACATTTTTTGTGCGACTTCTTCTTCCAACAAAACTCTTTCTTTTACAGGAAGAGATGCATTAAGAACTTGTGAAATTGTAGCTAAATCTTTATAGTCTCTTACGAAATTGGAGAAAACAGAAGATCCTATACTTTTATTTATCTTGTTAATAACCTTTGATTGTTCTTTAAATATTTTATCTTTTGGCAAGAAATCGTACTCAACTTTTGATTCAAAGATAATTTTTTCTGCTATGCCACGCTGCAGTCCTTTTGAATTATTCAAGGTCTTGTAAAGAGACATTTCTTTATACAGAATAGAGCCATTTGAAAAATGCTCTTTAAGAATATCCATTACAATCTTTTTTTGCTCTGTATCCTTCGATACAATGGATTTTGTTAGTTGTTGAATAAGAGTTTCATATAAAAATGCCGTGTTTCTTTTTTTGTTATGCTTCATCTTTTTTCTCCAATTTTCTCAAGTTTTCTATAAGAGTTTTAGCTTCATTATTAGCTTCTAAAATTTTCTTCTCTTCTATGTTTTCTTCAAAGACTCCGTTGGCCAATCCAAGCAAATCCAAGGCACCAGTGCCCAAAACATTCCTGCGTCCTCCAGAAGCCTTTTGGGTTCCGCCATGGGCCAAATAACTTCTTTTCCTAGCCCCACTGCCTCTCTTATCTCCGCCAGTATATTGGACAGGCTTGTACCACTTTCCTTTTGATGCTGGAGTCGTAGTCATATGATCATCACGTTTAGCAGGAGGTATAATCATTCTGTCTTTTGGTTGGCCAAATTTATCCAACTCTTGTTCTGGCTGCTCTGGTTCTGTTGCTGGCAGTTCTTCTGCTCCTGCGGTAGATCCAGCATCAGACGGTTGCATATTCTGCTCACCTTCTTCTCCGCCAAACAAATCACCTGCTCCAGAGGCAACAGCATTTGCCTGTTCTTGTTCTAGATCCGCCTCTCTTTCAAGAGCATTAGAGAATTTTTTATCGTAGAATAATTCTCTTTGGTTTCTAAGGAACTCATCATCACTAAGTCCAAATAGATTTTGCGAGATCCATCGTTTACTGAAAAAGTTTTCAGTAGCGGAACTTGCTACATCAAATTTGGTTTTCCAATATTCTAATTCTTGTAGTTCTGCTATGCGAGAAGGATTATTTAAATAAAGCTTGTGGGAAATCAAATCATCACCTTTGTATCCCAACACATAAAGATGAACTATTCCTATTTTTTCAAGCTCGCTTAAAACTGCTCTCTGTAGTCTCTGAATTGTTCTGGCAAAACGAATATCTTTTTGTGCCAGCGTTGTCTTGTCTTCATCTGCCCCATCGCCACGAGCCAAATAGGATTGCGGTATTTTTAATGCTGAAAATAATTTATCTCTAAGATACTTTACATCGTCGATATCTCCAGTAAATGTTCCGCCAGCGAGCGTATCAATTTTTGATTGAGAAGTTCCACCACGAACAGGCAAGAAATAATCTTCTTCAACAGACAAAGGATTATATCGCAAGTCAACGCGACCTGTGTCAGGGTCCACTACCTGATTTCTTTTCATGGTGTTCATGACTTTTTGCATATATTGTTCGACATCTTGAGGATCAATATTTCCTACATCAATATAAAATACTCTTCTTTCGGGAGAGCGAACAATACGATAAGCCATCATCGCATCTTCCAAGAGAGTTAACTGTCGCCAAATACGTCTAGCAGGCTCAAGTACACTTGTTCCGTATGGATTATATTTATCGTTTCCTAGAATTCGAAAATGAGCAATCTGCCAATTTTCAAAAGTCATTCCGGCACTATTCCACTGATATTGAATATAGTTCGGATTTGTCTCGTCTTCACCTTCAAGTCTTTCGACTTCGTGGCCTGGTAGTCCAATTACATTCTTTATTCCTAAGCTATCATCTATGTCTAGATACAGAAAGAAATCTCCATACTTGCACATATTTCTACACCAACCAAAAAGATTGAATTCTACATTTAGAATTTTGTAGTAAAGGTTTTGGAGTATGTCTTTTATTTCCGCATTTGGACACTCTACTACCATCAACTCCTCTAGTGTAGACGAGGTTGTCATTTCATCTGCATAAATGTCTAAGGCTGATGCTATTTCGGGAGTATATTCCATTTGATCAAATTCGGCATAACGCTCTCCACGATTATGATTCGATGCCATTGAAGTTTGAATAGATTCAAACGGATTATATTGACTTTTTTTGAATTCTTTTCCGCTAGCAGATTTAAATTTTCTTGCGTATTTATCTAAAGATGCTCTTCTTTCCTGACGGTAAATTTGAGTTCTTCTGTTGATCAAGGGACCAGAAAGTAATTTAGTTAGTTGTTTAAACAAGGAACTTTCTGGATTTCTTGGATTATTGTCTTTTATTTTTTCTTTTCCGTACTGATCAGCCATTATTTATCCTTTAAAAATCCACCCGAATTCGTCAAACTGCTTTTTTGCAGCCCTTTTTTTCTGTTCGATTGTTGGAGATCCCTCCGAGAATGGATCTGTATTTTTTTGATATCCTACCATGCCAGGTATTGTTGTGTTAATCTTGGTGTTTGCCTTAATCATAGAGTTTAAAATCGCATCTGAATAGGCTACTTGCCTTTTATTCGTCGTCAGAGCCATTTCTTTTACCCAGCATGCTATACACATAGACATAACTAGGTCATCATTATATCCACGCATCGCTTCCGGCTTTCCATTATTCCATACAAATGTCTGAAATTCGTTAACAGCTCTTTGTGAATTGATCTTAATTATGTTATTTCTAACAAACTCTTCCATTTTTGCAATAATTAGAGGTCTTGTTTTACTAGTTGTTGAGAATCCTGGAACAATGCCATTGGAAAATTCTGCCGTATAATTATCTACATATTCATGAGATACTTTTGTAGAAAAATAAAGGTTTGGATATTCAAGAGTTTGTAGTTTATCTAAAACATTGTAGCCAACATTATTATTTTCAACTACCAACAAGGCATTACCGTATTCTCTACCTACTGAATCTAACAGCATTGCGAACATATCGTGATTTGGCTTTCCTTGATACTCTGCTACTTGTTCAAAAGTATCTACCCTAAAAACATGAAAAACAGAATTATCTGCTCCATCGCCTCTGGCAACATCAGCAGAAACCAAATATCCAACACCATCTTTAGGTTCTTCCCAAATCCAATAATTTCTATCGAATCCAGTTCTATGATTAGGATCCTTTACTTCTTCTGTCAAGCGGAACATGTCATCTGGAGAAATGACTGTCTCGCCAGACATATTAAAAGAACATTCAAACTCTTGAGCAACTTCTCTTTTGTTCATGTTCTTAGTTTGTTCTCTAAACCATTCTTCATCTCTGTCTGGATGTACATGCCAAGGCAAATTAATGGCATTAAATAAATTAGACTCAGACTCCGCATCAGTATATGTCTTATAGAACCAATTACCCACACCATTAGGAGTAGATAGCGCCACACAGCGACCACCAGTTGTAATTGTTGGCAAAATACCTGTCCACAACTCTTCCATACCTTCAACGAACGCAGCCTCATCAACAATAAGAAGCGAAAGAGACTCAGAACGACCAGCATCTTTTGCTGATGTAGTTGAAGCATTGATTTTTGAACCGTTAGATAATTCAAATGAGCTTTGGTTATCAACAACAATTTCAGAGATCATCATCCATTCCGGCAATGTTTTAAGCATTTTTTTAACTTTAATAACAATATTTGCTGCTGTTTTAAATTTAGTTGCTACAACCATTACTTGCTTCTCGCGACGAAATAGGAGAAGCCAAGCAGCA